AGACTCTACATTACTTGCTACGGCAGCTTCTAAATTATTTGGATCTACAACCAAGGCAGCTATAGCAGCTACAGGTATAGGGGCATTAGTAATTGCGTTAGTAGTATTAGCTCAAAACTTTGATGCTGTAAAAGCAGCAGTATATAGATTAGTTCCTGGATTAGAAAGTGTAGGAAAATACATTGGAAATATAGTAGAAGCAGTTACAGACTTTGTAGGTGCTACCTCAGAAGAAGAAAGAGCATTAGGTAGATTAAAAGCAGCAGCTGATCAGACTTTAAGTACTAACAAAAAGTTTATGGCCGAACATGGTGATCAACTTGACCAGTATACTAAAAGAAAAGTAGATGCTAAAAATGCTTATGCTGAAGCTATTAAAGCAGGTACTGGAGATGAAATTGAATTAGCAAAGAGATTAAATAGAGAGTTAGCTCAAGCAGATAAAGACAGACAAGCCGATAGAGATAAAGCTAATAAAGAAGCAGCAGATAAAAGAAAAGCTGATGCAGAAAAAGCAGCTGCAGATAGAAAATCAGCTCAAGATAAGATTGATTCAGAGGCTAAAAAGAAAGCAGATGATTTAATTGCACTCAAAAAAGAAGTTGCTACAGCAGAAGCTAACACAGAAGCTGAAAAGTATGCTAAAGAATTAACCGATTTAGATACATACTATGCTGAGTTAATTGCTAAGGCTCAAAAGAATAATATAGATACTGCTGAATTAGAGAGAAGTAAACTTCAAGCTATACAGGCAGTTAAGGATGATCACGATAAAGTACTAGCTGAAAAAGCAGCAGAGAATAAAGCCATTATTGATGAAGCACTTCAAACAGCAGAATTAAATTCTATGGATGATGTGTTTGCTAAAGCACAAGCTGAATTAGAAATACAGAGACAAACTGATATTCAGAAGTTAACTCAAGCAGGAGCAACAGCCGATCAATTAAAAGCTATTAATGCTTCCTATGCCAAACAAAGTGAAGACATTGCTAAAGAAGAAGCAGAGTTTAAACAAAACCTTAGAGATGCAGATGTTCAATCAGCATTACAGGCTAGTTCTCAAGTATTAGGATCTATCATAGGTATAGTAGGAGAAGGATCAGCAATAGGTAAGGCAGCAGCAGTAGCTCAAACAACCATTGATACTTATGCTTCGGCAACAGCAGCTTATAAATCTGTAGTTGGTATTCCAATTGTAGGTCCTACATTAGCACCAATTGCAGCAGGGGTAGCGGTAGCAGCAGGTTTAATGTCTATTAAGAAAATTGTAGCTACAAAAGTACCAGGAGGTGGAGGAGGAGGAGCAGGAGCATCGGTTACTAATCCAGCTTCAGCAGCACCAAATATGTTAGTGTCTCAAAACGTAACCCCTAAAGCACCTCAGTTTGAAAATACTACACCAGCAGTTAGAACTTATGTACTAGCCGGAGATGTAACCTCTTCACAAGAAGCAGATGCTAAAATTAGCAGAAAACGAACAATAGGGTAAAAATATATTTATCACAATATGAAGATAGTTGAACTTTTAATAGATGAGTTAGAAAGTATTATGGGCTTTGATGCCGTAGCACTTGTCTCTTCTCCAGCACACGAAGCAAATTTCCATGCATTTGATACAGATGATGTAGATGATGCTATTGCTTTCCAAATAATTAAACAAGCATTTTTAGAATTAACAGAAACAGAAGATGTATATGAATTAGAGATTGGTGATTACCAGACTCGTCATTACGATATGTGTCCGGGTGCTTCAGCTTTATACAAAAGAATAGAATCAGAAGAAGTACCCGTAGATATGGGATTAGCAATTAGAGCAGCTAAATTACAAGATGCTTTATTCTATCTAGAGAAACATACTATAAAGGAAATGGGTAAAGCTTCATTTGAAGATGTAGTATCAGCTCAAAACATAGCTTCAGAAATAATGGTTCTAGCTCGAATGATGGGATTAGAACAAGAACATCAATATATTTACGGTCATGTTCAAGCTATTAGAGATTTAGCTATGCAGAACATGGATGTAGATGTAGCTTCTTTACCAAACTTTATAAATGAAGGATCAGGTAGTGTTGTAACAGAAGGTCTCTCTCAAGAGTTTTCTTACTATGATGATCTACCATCTAAAGTATTAGATAGACTTATAGAGAAACTTGTAGAGGTAGGGATTTCCAAAGAGAGTCTACTAAATGATGGGTATGAAGTACGTGAAGATGCAGAAACATTTGGTTTACCTACTCAAGCTTCAGCAGATCCTGAAGGTTCAACAGTAGATACATCTGGTGATTTTAAAATATTATACGAATATACTGGACCTAAGGATAGTAAGAACAGAGATTTCTGCAGTAGGTTACTAGATTTAAACTTACTTTTCAGAAAAGAAGACATACAGAAGATGACTTTAACTGGGGCTAACTCAGAAGAATTTGGATACTACGATATATTTTCCTATAAAGGATCATTTGGATGTCGTCATAACTGGAGAAAGAAATACGTATATCAAAGAAAAGATAATAACTTGCTTGGAACAGTAGGTCTATTACTAGCAGATAGAAATGAATTTAGTGCCGAAAAATATTCATTTGCATTAGATGGTGATCAACAAATGGTTATAGGACCATTAATGATACCCGATAAATTAATATTTAGGGTAGATGAAAACCATGAACCTTACTATGTTTTTTTCTCAAAAGAAACTATCAAGCAGATAGCTGAAAAGATGATGAAAGAGAAATTACTAGATAGAGTTAATTTAGAACATGATCCTGAATCTCCAATAGAATCTTTTATGGTTGAAAATTGGGTAGTAGGAGATAGATTAAAAGATAAACAACAAGCATACGGATTTGATTACCCAGTAGGAACTTGGATGGGAATGTATAAGGTAGAAAGTCCTTTACATTGGCAAATGGTAAAAGAAGGAAAACTGAAAGGATTCAGTATCGAGGGTTACTTTATAGATAAATTAATTCAAAAATAGGATTGAAATGAATATTGAATTGGATACAAAACTTTCATTTTTTTCCGGAACAGCGTTAACAATTATTATGACAGGTCCACTCGTACAATTAGGTATGGCTCTTGCTCTTGGTGTTATAGGAGGTTTCGGAGGTGTACTTGGTAAACATTTATTCTTCCTCTTAATAGGCAAGAAACAGAAATAAAAAAAAGGTCACCGTTATCGAAAGTGACCTAATTTCAAAAACTAGAAAAACTAATAAAAAATAAAACTCGAAAGGAATGAGTTAAGAACCTTTCGTTAAATGTCCGTTTGTAACAACGTATAATTTAATATAAGAACTTTTATATACATAGGCAACTATTTCCTAAAAACTCTTAGATATTTTTAAATAAAGTATCTAAGTTTTTCTTTTCTATATTAAAGTAACCAGTAGGTCCACTTTTAGAACTAACAAGAACAGATAGGTAAGTCATACCCATCATTTTTCTAGTCATAATTAAAATAGATGTATCATCAATATCAAGACGTAATTCTGTTCCTTTAGGAGTATTTAACTGTTGTTCTAATATAGAACCAAAATCTTTTAATGTTTGAGCATTACTAACTGTAAAGCTTTTCCAATCTGAGATATAATTATATTGACGGTCTTTAAATAAAAATCGATATTGACCTCCACCTAACTCTACAGATATTACCTTAATAGTTCCTGTTTTAGAATAACCTACTTCAACAGGTGTTTCCTTAATTGTGATTTGTGCATTAGCGATTCCACTTACAGCTAATAAAACTACTACTACTAAATTCTTTACATTTTTTAACATAACCTTAATTTTTAATTGTTAATGCCTTATGGCGACTTATATACTTAAAGATAAGAACAAAAAATAGAAATAGCAACTATTTCACTAATTATTTTTGTTTTTTTTTAGGTAATGGTTTTTCTGTGCTATGTATTTATATAGGAAGTAGTTGGTTCCTACAAATAGAGTTCGTATATTAATTAAATAAAACAGAAACAAAAATGAAAAACAGAGACGAAAAATTCGTAACAATTAAAGGATTTCCTAACTATACAGTATCTGATAAAGGTAAAGTAATGAGTTATGTAAATTCAGAAGACGGTAGATTATTAAAACCTCAGAAAGACTCACAAGGATATGTTCATGTACGTCTATATGATAATACAGATATAAGGGGGTACTATTCAAATGGTCAAGTTAAACCTAAATTAGAGAAGGTACATAGATTGGTCGCTATGCACTTTTTACCTGAACCTGATCTAAGTATATACCATGAAGTAAATCACATTGATGGTAACAAGTTAAATAATGCAGTTACAAATCTAGAGTGGATGACTAGAAAGGAGAATATTAACCATGCTTGGAAAATTGGGTTAAATGAGAAAGGGAGAAGTGAAGGAGCTGTTAAAAGAAGAAAATCAGTTAAGGTAATTCATTCAGATGGTAGGGTAGAGTATTATCAAGGTAGAATCCAGGCAGCATTTCATTTAGGAGTTACACCTTTGACTATTATTAAAAAGATAAAATCAGGTACAATAGGTAAGACTGGCTTTAAAGCTGAAGATATTGAATTTATTCCTGAGGAAGAATTCTACGTATCAAGAGAGGCTGTAGAGGAGAAGATTAGAGCTTGGAATTGGAGATACTATTCAGTACAAGGAAAAGAAAAAAGATTACAGGAAAAGTTGGATAAGAAGAAATAAGTTCTTATATTAAATTATAGGTAATGGAAAAGCATTACTAATTATATAAAAGGGAGTAACGGTCCTTATAAAAATATTACGAAGTCCTTTTCAGTTAGAGCCGTTACCTCTTCTGTCTAGGGCTTCTCTTTTTGAACAATGCCTAACACGTTAGAAGACTTCTATAGCGATATAGTTGGATCAGGTAAATTAAATCTTTTAAGAAATTGCATTAGTTGTTAGGTGAGTGATGACTCTGGGCTGGCTAATATTCAAACTTACAAGTACTAAATTTTTAAAACAAACCCTAACTACTACAGCCTAAACCATTTAAATAATTAATTAAATTAAAATATAAAATATGATAACAAAAGAAGAATTTCATGAATTAGATCTGAAAGTAGATAAGCTTAACTTAAAATTAAATGCTATCTATGAATTACTGAAATCTAATCAATCTACTCAGACTAAAGAATACATTCCAATAGTTCCTAATGCTACTAAAATAGTAAATCTGGATAAGGTACCTAAGAGTACAATTAACTGGGATGGATTAAATAAAATCTCAGACGGTAAAGTTAATCAAATAGTCCAGACTATGTATATGAATAACTATCCTACAGTTACATCAGGTCAATTTAAATTACTATCTGATATAGCATCTAGGAATAATATAAAAATAACAATTTAACAAATGAATTGGAAGTATAGTAATAAAGAAATTGTATCACTAAATGACGTACCTGAGGGTTGTATTGGATTTGTCTATATAATTACTCGTCCTGATGGAAGCTATTACGTAGGTAAAAAGAGTCTCTTTTCGGTACAAAGATTACAACCTTTAAAAGGTGAAAGAAAGAAAAGAACTGTAACAAAAGAATCTAATTGGAAAGTTTATATGAGTTCCAATAAAGAGGTTCAGCAATGGAAAGGATATGATAAAGAAATATTACATTGGTGCTTCAGTAAGATAGAATTAACCTACTACGAAAATAAAGCTTTATACTGTCTAGGGGTGCTGGAAGATAAGAAGAGTATGAATGGAAATATATCCGGTAAGATCTATAAAGATAGTATTCTTAAAAAATAATAGTTATGTATTACATTTACGAAATTGTAGGAACTAAAGTTGGGGTGACTCAAGATATTGCTAAAAGACAAAACCAGCAAAAAGACAAAGGTGAAATGGTCTTGCTAGAGACTCATAACGATATATATAAAGCGTCTGAGAGAGAAAGAGAGTTACAAGCAGAGAAAGGATATAGAGTAGATAAAGATCCATACTGGTATACTGTTTTAGTTATACAACAAAAATCTAAGACGCCTCAGGCTATAAAAAAGCAAGTAGCTAATACAGATTATGCTAAGAGGACGGCTAATACAGATTACGTTAAAAGGGAAGTTAATACGGATCGAAAAAAAATAGCATTAAAAAATAGTATAGCTATAGTACAGTATTCTTTAGAAGGTAAACCTATCAGACAATGGCCTTCTATAGCGTTAGTTAGAAAGACATTAAAAATTACTACTATCGTAGACTGTCTAAAAGGTAGGACCAAAACAGCGGGTGGTTATGTATGGAAATATGCTAACTAACGTCTATTTCCTCCCATATTAAAAAAGCCTATTTATAACTAATGAACGTATTATTATTAACTCTTTAATCACTAATATTTTGAATAAATTAGAATTAAAAGATCTTGTAAAGAAATACTTCAATCTTACAGAAATGAATTCAAACAATCCCCAAGCACATAACGCATCTTTCACAGAAGCAACATTAGCCGATGGTACTAAAATTAGTAACAAGGTAGATGCTGATTTCGAAGTAGGACAAGAGCTTTATGTAATTGCTGAGGATGGAAGTGAAGTATTAGCTCCATCAGGAGAACATACTACTGAATCAGGAATTGTACTTACTGTAGATGGTGAAGGAAAAATTACAGGTGTTAAACAACCAGACGCAGCAGGAGAAGGTTCTCTTGTAGACGATGCTGCTCCAGTAGCAGAACAAATGGCAGAAGAAATTGAAATCGAAGTACCATCAGTAGTAGACGCTATTGATCCTGAGATGGATATCAAAGAAGCTATCATCGAAGCAATTGCAGAAGTAGTAGCTCCAGAATTGGAAATGCTTAAATCTAAAATGGCTGACATGGAAGAATTAATGAAGAAACAATATGCATCTACACCAGCTGCTAAATCTTCATTAGAAGCAAGATTTTCTAAATCAGAAAATAAACCATTAGGTTTCTTAAACGAGAAATTTGATGCTAAGAAAGCTCAATACGAATCTGTATTGAAAAGAAACAAAAATAATTAATTAAGAACATTTAAATTTACATAACATGTCTTTAAACGTATCAGCTCTTTCTGACTTTAACAACGAAGTAGCAGGAAGAATCGTACCTAAAATGGTATTTGAAGGATATACAACTTCAATCTTACCGGTACAAGAAGGTATTAAATACCAAGAACCATTAAACATTTTCGATACTACATTAGTAATCCAAAATGGAAACTGTGTATCAACTGCTTCAGGTAGTTTCACAGCTACACAAAAAACAATCACAGTTACTCCTAGAGTATCTTACGATGGTATCTGTTTAGATACTATGAACAGCAAATACTTAGGTATATCTGCTTTAGAGATTGGATCATACAACGAAACTTTCAAATTAGCTGAAGTTTACACTGGTCAAATCGTTAACCAAATGAAAAAAGCTGATGACCAATTTTTATGGTTATCTGACTCAGGATCAAACGGAGGTACTGCTTTCGGATCAGGATCATCTGTTGCTGCTGGAGCTACTTTAGTACCTGCTGGAACTGGATCATTCAACTCTACAAATGCATTAGACGTAATCGATGCTTACATCGCTGCTATCGACCCAGAAATTGCAGACAGAGACGATTTAACTTTATGGTTAGGAGTATCTGATTTCCGTCAATACATCGCTGCATTGAGAAAAAACAACAACTACTATAATGAAGCTAACGATACAGCTGGTGCTTCTGTAGGAACTTTGGTTTCTCGTTACCCATTTGCTAACGTAAAAGTTGTCGGTACTCCAGGTATCACTGACGGACGTAGATGTTTAATGCCAGATGCTTACGCAGTAGTAGGTACAGATTTACTTTCTGATGTTGAGAACTTCTCACTTTGGTATGACATCAACGCAGACCAATTGAAACACAGATTGAAATCTAAATTAGGTGGTGCTATTGCATTCCCTGAGTACGTTCTTACGAACAAAGTAGTCTAATAGAATATAGAGAGGGGTCTTTAACCAGGCCCCTTTTATTAACAATTTAATACATCATTAATATGTCAACTTGTGATATTACATCAGGATTCACTCTAGGTTGTAGAGATAACTCAGGAGGTATAAAAAACATTTATATCTTATCTGGATCTATCACTTCAATCGAAGAAGCATCCGAAGGTCTTATCTCTGGAATTAGTGGTTCAGGAACTTTCTATAAGTACGAACTAACTAAAAATACTGGAGATTTGAGCGAAACACCAACACCTTCTTTAGAGAATGGTACAGTGTATTACGAACAAACAATTAATGCTGCTTTCCATAAACTTCAAGCTTCTATTAGAAATCAAGTTAAAGTATTGGCTCAAAATCCAAACTTAAAAATTGTAGTAGAAACTAACAACGGTGAAGAAACTCCTTACACAGGGAAATTCTTTTTCGTAGGAAGATACAGAGGAGCAACATTATCAGCAGGAGCTGCAACATCAGGAACAGCTTTTGGAGATGCTAATCAATATGCCTTGACTTTCCAAGGTCTAGAACCACAACCGATGGATGAAATCCAATCAACAGATGGTACATTAACATCAGCATTATCTGGACTAGTAGTAGGATAATAACTAAGGACTAAGGGGGATGGTTTAAGTATCATTCCCTTTTTTTCTATAATTCAAACATATGATTAACTTACATAAACAAGGAACTACAAACACAATATCTGTGTATCCAGAAAGTGGTTCGATATATTTCAATAACCCTTCTGGTAGTTTTGTTTTAGAGTTAACTCAAGATTACGATCAGAGTGTAACAGAGGTAGAGGCAGCACTTCTTAATACACCTACAGAGTATAACCCAAGACTCACACTACAAGTTAGTACGACTAACGTACCATCATATACCGGACTTTATACTGTAAAGTTAATAGAAAAAGTAACAACAAGAAATACACCTTGGAGTGGAACACATATAAAATGGATGAATGCTCATACCAAATGGAACACATCAGGAGAAATCAACATCGAAAGAGTTCTTGACACCACTAGAGCATTTGTATCAGGATCAGATGTACCGGTATTTAAACAATATGCTTCACCAGACGAAACAGGAGCATATATTACATATAACAAATAAAATATGGCAGATATAAAACCTAAAAAACAACACTTTAAAACAATTGAAAGATTTAAAAGTGATTGGGTATCTTATAAAGAGAATTACAATGACGAAATTATTAAGTCTGGAAATGATAACTTATTTCCTCAGTACTTAATAGACCTATATAATAAATCATCTATACATGCAGCAGCAATTAATGCAATTACTGAAGCTGTAATAGGAGGAGGCTTAACAGCAAACAAAGAAGCTTTTTTAGACAAAGCAAATAACAAAGGAGAAACTTGGAATGATATATTCGCTAAAGTATCTCTTGATTTTTACTTACATGGATCATTTGCACTAGAAGTTATCTGGTCAATGGATAGATCTAGAATAGCAGAAGTATACCATATTGACTTTAGTTTAATTAGAGCTAAAGAAAAAAATCATAGAGGACATATACCAGGATATTATCTTTCTCATGATTGGAAACCTTTCACTAGAGTAACAGAAGAATGTGTATGGGATTTACCTACATTTGATGTAACTACTAAAGAGTTAGAACCTAATCAGATATTTGTAGTAAACAACTACAGACCAGGTCAGCAATACTATCCACTACCAGTGTATAATGGAGCATTAAAAGTAATTGAATTAGATACAGAGATTGATAACTTCCACGTTAACAATATCAAGAATGGATTAGCTCCTTCATTATCTATCACGACTTTTATGAATGGTTCAGATGATGATGTAGCAGCAGTAGAGGCTATGTTAAGAGGTAACTATGGAGGAAGTAACAATGCTGGTTCATTAATGTACATCGATGTAGATAGTCCAGAAAATGCACCTAAGATAGAGCCAATACCTCAAAATGGAGCAGATGGTTACTACACTACTATCAATGATTTAACAGTACAGAAAATATTAACTGCACATAGAATTACTTCACCAATGCTTTTAGGTATTAAAACTGAAGGTCAATTAGGAGGTAGAGCAGAGATGATCGATGCAATGCAGTTACTACAACATAACGTAATTATTCCAATCCAACAAGATATTCTAAAACAATTAGAAAGAGTGATGGCAATTAATTACCCAAATATAGTATTAGGTGTAGAATCTACTACATTATTTGATGACGGAACAACAGAAGAAGAAGTTATTACTTCAGTTGAAACAACAGATGCAGAAGATACTGCAATACAGACAGATGATACATCAGCACCATTATTAGGATAATATGACAAACACATTTTTAATATCAGAAGTTAAATTAAGAGAATATACAGATATCGACAATAACGTCGATACTGCTCTTATTAAAAATGCCATTAGAGAGAGCCAAGATATAAAGCTTCAATCTGTAATAGGTACTTTGTTATATGAAAAAATAATGAATTTGGTAGATACTGAAGATATAGATTTACCTGAATATTCAGATTACAAAAAATTACTTGATAATTATATCCAAGATTATTTACTATACGCAGCATATTGGTATGCTCTAGATGCTATATACCTTAGAAGTAGAAACAACGGTTTAATACAACCAAATGGGGGAGAGAATAGTGATGCAGCTGATAGAAGTCTTTACAATTTAAAAAGACAATCAGTTCAGAACAAAATGGAATTCTACGCTGGAAAATTAACAGAGTATATAATTGAAGAAAATACATTGTTTCCAGAACTAAATGACTCAAATAAATTATACGAACAGAACCCAGATTACTCTAACAAATACGGATCACCATTTGTATTCAATAGATGGAGTAAAATCGGAGATGAATTTATAAAGAGAGGCTATAGAGTATATGACACTAACAGAAAACAATATCCGCAATAAAAATAAACTATGGGAGTAAATTTATCAAGTCTTTATATAGACGAAACATTTCAAAAGCTAGTACAAATTTCTGGATCACAGATTACAGATGGTACTGGTTCATTAATAACAGAATTAGATATAACTGCAACTAGTGCTAGTTATGCTGAAGAAGCGTTAAGTGCTTCACATGCAGTTAATAGTGACAATGCATACAATAGCGTTACTGCTATTAGTTCATCTTTCGCTAATGTAAGTATCTCATCTTCATATGCCAATGTAGCAGGAACAAGTATTTCAAGTTCATTCTCTGACAATGCAGCTTCAGCTTCTTATGCAGTAACAGCTTCACATTTACTAGGAAGCATTAGTTCAGCATCATATGCAAATTATGCAGTATCAGCAGGTACATCAGTATCAGCTTCATACGCATTAACAGCTTCTTTTGCTTTAAACGTAATAGACCCAACATGGGATGATATTACAGACAAACCAGCAGGATTGGTATCAGGATCAAGTCAAATTGATTTAAGCCAAGCAACAGGAGTAGCAGCATCAGCATCACATGCAGAAATTGCAGACATAGCTTTAACAGCTTCATACGCTATAGCAGAAGATATAACTTTTGACGATACAAATTTTGCTTACACAGCATCAAATGTTCAAATAGCATTACAGAAATTAAGCGATAATAAAGCAGATATATCACAATTAACATCTAACGTAATTACCTTTCCAACTACTGCATCAGCAGACGTAGCAGGTTATTTTGCTTTAGTTACCTCTTCAGTAGATGCAAGATACAGTCAACCATCAGTAGATGTACCAACAGGAGCAATCACAGGAACAGGTCACCTTATATCTTCTCTTATAACAGACAGTTACTTATTTTTAGGTGCACCTGGTATAGTAAATTTAATTACTAATGGACAAATACGTAGAGTATCAGGAACAGGTACAGCAAACTTCTACTACGAAGTATATGCTCGTTCAGGTTCTACAGAAACTTTAATAGCAACTTCAGATACTACTGTAGCTGTTAGTTCAAACACGTATGCAGAATTTAGTGCAGCAGCAGTTCTAAACAACGGTACTTTTACTGAAGATGATAGGATAGTTATAAAGTACTATGCCAATAAATTACCAGGAGGTTCAAATCCTTCTTATCAATTTATGTTTGGAGGTGATGCACCAGTACGTACTATCTTCCCAGTTCCAGCAACAGTATTAATTTCACCATGGAATGGTAAGTTTACAGGAGCAGCAGAGATAACAGGAAGCCTTACAATAGCTGGTAATATAACAGCAGATAATGCTTATTTTATGTCAGCATCAATTGGACACCTTAACACAATTACTGGTTCAGTAACCATAATAGGAGATTCAATTATTGTATTAAATAACGATACACCAACACAAAGATATGCCGGTATAGCAGTATACGATTCAGGTTCAACAGGAGTAACAGCTTCGTTAGAATTTGACGGTTTGTATAATAACTGGTTCTACGAATATTCAACTGATATGGGAGTTACAACTGACCATGGAGTTGCATTATTTGGACCAGACTTTAGTATTAAAGGTGTACCTTCATACCCAACAAGTAATAGTATTCAAAAAGGAACTGGTGGACATCATCTAGCAGATTCGATTATAACAGATAATGGTTCAAAAGTAACTGTATCAGGTCAATTTCAAGCCAATGGTCTTACAGGGTCATTAAGCGGTAATGCATCAACAGCAACAACAGCTTCTTTTGCTACTTTGGCACAAAATCTAACACCAGGAGATAAAACATTAGACGGTAAATTATCATTTACATCAGGAAATGGTATAGATTTAATAGAAAAGTCCGGTGGTGGTCAACCAAATTACTTAAGATTCTATTCAGGATCTACTAAAGGAACTAACTATGTTAATATACAGAATGAACCAGGCGGTAACGGTAGAGTAACTGTATCATCTTTCCCAGAAAATAACCATTTTATCTTCTTTGATCCTAAAGATCATGGAGCTGGAAACCATAGAACATATATGGAGGCTGTAGTTGAAGGAGGAAGTTTTGGAGGACATCCATTACTAGTAGGAGCAGGTCTTAACGTAACAGGTTCATTTAACGATACTTTCCCAGCACCACTATATAATACTAAGTACGAATTCTTTACTCCATTATCAGCTTCGATCAACGGTCAAGCATATAATAATGTTTGGATGGGAATGGGAGATTACGGAAGTACAATATTTGAAGATTACTTCTCAATAGAGTATTACGATTCAACCGATTATAACTTCGGAGGAGAGTTAAACGTAAACGGTGTACAATGTAGATTTGCTACTATTCCTAGCGGTAGTGTTGGAGTTAGCAAAGAAGCAAGTATGGGTACTAAAGACCAAGGAGATGCAACTTCATTAGCTTTTGTAAGAGGAACTAAAATAGAGATAGGTAATTCTACAACTACAAACATTGAACTAGAAGGTAAGACAGTAGGAACATCTAATGCATTAACAGAGGTAGTAGCAGGAGCTACAAATGTAGATTTCGGTAAAGGAAATTATTTTACACTTACTATGACTGGAAATTCTACATTAACACCGATCAATATAGATTCAACTAACGGAGTAGGACAAACAGTTTCTGTGAGAGTAATAGCAGCTGGACATACATTATCATTTGCATCTAATATTAAATGGCAAGATGATGTAGCTCCAACTTTAACCGGAACATCTATAATTACATTTGTAACGTTTGCTTCAGATAACGTAGTATACGCAACATCAGTAAATAACTTAAGTTAAAATATGTCAATATTTCAACCATTTGCCTTTATGGCAGGACAATCAACAGCACCAGCAGGATTTGACCCAACTCTAGGAGGAACGGTCAATCCTGAATACTGGTGGGATTTACAGAACTCTGATTATTTAACTCTTTCATCAGGTAACATAACAGCTGCCATTAATAGAGGGTCAGTAGGTTCTGCAGGAAACCTAACTACTTCACATGGTACATTAGGATTTACTACAGATTCACTTGGTAAATTACAAGCTACATTTACAGGAACTCAGAGATTAGGAAAAACAACAACCTTAATACCTTATTTTACTAACTGTACAACTTTTATAGCATATAATCCAAAAAATTTAGGAGGAAGTTCTCAACAGGTATTTGCACATGAAGGATGGACTTTTGGTTCTGCTTTTCCAGAGATTGAAAGAGGTTCAATTAATAAAACAACATCCAGTACTATAGTATTCAATTTTAATGGAACTACATATCCATACGGTACAGCATATACAACAACAGCTGCTTCAACAGATATAGGATCAAGACCGGTACTTCAAAATAGCACAGATAGATTTTGGTTAAGACAGGGACGTGATAATTACTCTTCTACAATGTTCGATAAGGCAAACGTAGCAATATCAACTAGAAGCTGGTCAGGATCAAATACCTGTACAGTATCAGCAGCAATTAATTCAAGTACAACAACATCCACATTATCTACTTCTTGGTTAGATTCAACATCACCAGATGAAGGAACAGCAATAGGTAATGCAGGAAGAAATTCAATAAGAGACCCATATTACGGAGGAGTATATACAGCAATAATATATCTACAAAAACTTACAGATCCACAAATTGCAGCATTATACAATAGCTGGGTTGATAACTTTTAAAAAAATATAAAGAAGTAGGGTTTTTAACTACTGCCCTTAGCTATATTTTTCCCACTTCGAAGAAGCCACCATTTAGGTGGTTTTCTTTTTTTATAGATAATTATATAAAAGAGTAGGATCTTAAAATTATTTTCACTACCTTATAATTATAATATAATTTAAATGTATAATAAACTAACAGAAGAAGAAATCTTTGTAAGAAAAGAAATCGAAAAAATATATCCTCAATTATTAATAAATGCTAAAAAGACTTGTGGAGCAGCATTTGATAAACACGGTCTAGATCTTATAGCACTATGTGTTGAATTCTTTTTAACTAAACCATTAAAGGATCAATTAAATACAATAGCAAATAAAAAGCTAGAGAACTTTATTACATTCATGATGGCTATGCAATTGAAAAGTGGATCAAGTAAATTCTACTACCAGTATAGAAAACATCATGAGAGTCAGAGAGAGTTATATCCCAACTACGACTACGGACAGAAGTACATTGCTTATAATACTGCATTTAATGACGAAGAATCAGAAATAGTAACTTGCATTAAATGTGAGATCAATAAATTAGATCCATACACAAAGATGCTAGTGAATGAAAAAGTAATAGAAGGTAAGACATACACTGAGATATCTAACACATATAACATCCAGTACAATACTTTAAAAAGAGATACAACCAAAGTAATTAAACAAATACAGTTGACATGCAAGAATTTACTATAAGCTTAATGGTTAATATCATTCTTGGAATATTGGTTTTAAAGCTAGTGTTTCCTAATCTTAAAGAAGGATATTTAAAAATGATTAAAGAGCGAGAGGTACAAAGAGATACAGAGAGAAAAGAAGAGATTAGACAGGTTGTCATAGAATTTCTAAAAGAATTACAAGATGGAGGAACTACAGAAGGAAGTTAGAAGATTAAGAGACATGATTGCAGTCTATGAACAGACAGTAAGAGGGATGCAAACAGAAATGAGATTGTTACACTCAGAAGTAAGAAGTATTAGAAATGGAATTGAATCTTATAAGTAATATAATAGGTATAGCAGTAATAGGAAACTTAATTGCATACTGGTTTGAACCAATCCAAAGCACAAAGACAGCAATTGTAAACGTATTTACTTTTTTGCCATTTGTACATAGGAATTTAGAATTAGCTTTTAACTGTTCAAAGTGTATGTCATTTTGGATTTATTTGCTTGTCTTTCAAGACATAATAGGAGCAGCAATTTGTTCTTTGGTTGGTTTTATGATAAATTTTTTAATAAGCAAAATAGAATACTGGTATGAATCCTGAAGATGAAAAATGGTTAAAGGAAGTGTTTCCTCAATATAGTGGTAAGACTATAAAAGGAGATATATACAATGCTTACTTACACGCCGAGCGAATACTAAAGGGTAAGACACAAATACAAAAAAGAAGCTGCAGCTGTCAATATAGAGGATTGGCCGATGGAGTAAATAAGTTATACACTAAATGGTTAGCAGATAATGAAGAGAAATTACATAACGGATTATGAGTACCAAAAGATTGAACACGAGATCTATAATGATTTACCTTTATCTATGGATAAAATTATCCCCGGTTCTCATAAGACATTGGATAAAAAGTTTATTGAAAAGGTAATATTACCCAAAGAGGAATGGATAGTACTAGATGATGGATACAGAGTATTAACATCATACGGAAGAATGTTAAATACATATACAAAGAAAATAATAAAACCTTCAGTAACAGGTACAACAGTGGCATTTCTATATTCAGTTACAAGCCTAAGATGTTCTAGAGAGTTTAAAAAAATAGGATGGGAGTACAACCATAAAGAAATAGTAAGAAGGTATATGGACAATAAATGGGAATACTCCTGGAATGGTAGTAGCCTTAAACAGTCGATAGAGAGCTATTTATTTGGAGAGTAATAATATAATAGTACCATAATGAGTAATATAGAGAGACACGGTAAGGTAGAGGTAGATACAAGAGTTAATGAGTGTTATAGACTTCGATACGAACAATCCGAAAGTATAACCCAAATTAAATGGGTAGAATACTGCCATGAAGTATATGGAGATAGATCAGAACAACAGTATTGTGCCTATTGGGCTAAGGCTAAAGATAAGTATGATGAAGGTTGGAAAGAAAGACTTAGTAAGTTATTAGGTCCAGCTACAGATGAACTATACACCCTATTGGCTTCAGAAGATGAAAAGATTAGACAAAGAGCTATAGATCAGATAATGAAATATACAGGTAATGATATCCAGAAGATACAAGCCGAAGTAAAAGGAGAGATAAAAGTATCCTTTGGAGAGTAAAAAGTCTATAGAGGTCTAAAGAGGTCTAAAGACCTTTTGACATATAACAAAATAAATACATGAAATTCAATTCAAAAGAGTATTGGGAATCTAGATATTTCAAAGGAGGTAATTCCGGAGAAGGTTCATATGGTAGATCTGCCGATATTAAAGCAGGTTATATCAATTCAATAATTGAGAAATATAATATTAAAACCATCAATGACTTAGGACATGGAGATGGTAATCAAATTACCTTACTAAAAGGATTTGAGACATATACTGGATATGACGTTAGTTCTACCATTCGTAATAAATGTATATTACAATTTAAAGACGATAGCAGATACACATTCATAGACAATGAGTCATACTTTAAACCATCTGACTTAGCAATGAGTTTGGATGTACTTTATCATTTAACCGAACAAGAGGTATTTGAAGGGTATGTCAATAGACTATTTTCATTAGGAGTGTATATCTTAATATACGCCGAAGATAGAGACAAGACAGGTAATGCTCATGTAGTGTGTAGAAAGTTTACAGATTACATTACAGATAAATACCCAGACTTTAAACTTATAGATATAGCAGATGGTTCACATACCAATGTTAAACTATACCTATACAAAAAGGAGTAATGGATATCCAATTATTTACACCCTATGAAAAGCAGAAGCAATTCATTAATAAGTTCCTATCAACGGAGGAGTTATTTGGTGTTGTAGTAGCACCTAGGGGATCCGGTAAAACCTTATTAGGCATTAACATGCTTCTATACTGGTTACTGGAGAATGGTGGTAGTAAAGGAGGATGGATTAGTCCTGTGTATTCACAAGCCAAGAGTGTATTCGATACCATAACAGTATCTGCTAAAGAGTTAATAGAATCGTCCAATAGAATGGAAACATCTATAACCTTTATAAATGGTAGTACATTAAAATTCTTATCAGGAGATTCACCAGATAGTATTCGTGGATTTAGGTTTAAGTATCTAGTAATAGATGAGGTAGCCTTTATTAAGGAAAGAACAATTGACCAAGTTATACTTCCTACATTAAATCCATCAGGTATTAAATGCCTTATGATTTCAACTCCTAAAGGAAAGAACCATTTTTACGGATGGTACTTAAGAGATGGAGTAGTATCAATGAAGTTCCCTTTAACAGAATGTCCCTATGTAAAGCAAGAATTAATTCAAGCAGCTAGGACTAGTCTACCAAAAGACATCTTTAGACAGGAGTTTGAAGCAGAGTTTGTAGATAGTTCAAACGATGTATTCTCTGGAATAGATAATGTATCTGTAGTAGGGATGTATGATAGATCAAAAAGAGTAGATGCCTTTATAGGAATAGATACAGGTCTTTCAGATGATATGTCAGTACTAACAGTTATGTCTCCTATGGGTAGAGTATTATGGATAGAGGCTGCCAATAATGAGAACATGACCATTATAGCCAATAGGTTTATTTCGGTAATGAATGACTTCAACATAGTAGGAGGATATATAGAGACCAATGGAGTGGGAAGAGGAATGTATGACTTAATAGGACCTAAATTTAAAAGGGTAAAAGAGTTTAATACAACCCAAGACAATAAGATAGAGATGGTAAGGAAATTAATTCATGATATAGAAACAACCACAGTAGAGTTACCTACAATGGAATTATGTCCGGAGTTACATTCAGAGTTCGGTACATTTACCTATAAGCTAAGTACTACAGGAAAATTATCATTCGGTCATAGTAATGGAGCACATGATGATTATGTAGATAGCTTATTAATGGCCAATTACAGTAGAGTTAAATTCATGGATCGTAAGCCAATTACAATAAGAACAATTAAACCAAATTTCGGGTAGACACTTTCAAGATCTACCAAGCTATTTATTAAAGATGAAAATACAAAAATTAACATTTGAAGTTCCGGATTTTTTAACCATAGATCAATATGCTAAGATGAATGCCTATAAAGGTGATTCAAAAGCCGGAAGAATGGCACATGCTGTTGCTACAATGACAGGTAGGCCTATGGGAGAAGTAGTGACCTGGGATATGGAATCAATTGCTAAGATTGCCAATATATATGCTAACATAGCCGACCACAATGAAGAGTTCCATTCAATAATAGAATGGGATGGACAATTGTACGGGTATGCACACATCAAGCAATCATCATTGGGAGAGTATATTGACTTAGAAAGTCTTGCCACTAACCTAGAAGAGAATATGCATAAGATAGCAGCTACCTTTTATAGACCAATAACTAAGCATAGATTTGATTCATTATCCTTTACAGTTAAACAGGGTATACGAATGCTTAACAATTCAGTAGCAAATGTATTCGATTGGTATGAAGTAGAGAAATATGACTCTAGTAAAAGAAAAGAAAGAGAAGAGAAATTTAGAGAATTCCCATCACATATATTTTTAGGTGCTTTGAGTTTTTTTTTGTCAACCGCAGTTCTATACTTAAACAATATAGCGTATTCGGAGGGACGGATGACCAGGACGGAAGTGGAGAAACAAGCCAGAGAAATACTGGGAAATCTTTTGGACAACACTGGGGCTGGTTCGGGACTATTTACAACCTCTCTAAAACCAATATATTATCAATTACAGGGGACACCTCTATAACGGATGTCAACTTTATACTAGCGTGTAATTATTTAGAAATTGACGCAGATTATAATAGAGAAATGGCTAAGGCACAAAAAGAAGCTATGCAGAGTAGCAGAAGATAATTATGACAAAGAAAAATAAAATAACCATAGAAGAATCAACATCGTCTCTACCAGTAGAAGATTTAGTCTTATACACAGATATAGTTGAACAAGAAGATCCTATCATAGGTAAAGTAAAAGCCTTTAGAGATAAAGGATTTGATAACAATCGTATAGCTTCATTATTAGGTATACATAAATCAGTAGTAGATGGGATTAACTAAAAACATAACTTACGAACAAATTGTAAATCAATTTCAGACAGCATGTAATGAGCATTTGGCTATTGCATCATTTGATTCTGGTACTATAGATTATTTAGATGCTTCTGCAGTAAACAGATTGTATCCATTTGTATTCCTTAGACCATTATCTACTGTACAAGCCAATAGAGTAAGAACTCTTTCTTTTGAATTATATTCACTGGATCAACCTAAGGTAAAATCACAACCTAACACACAGGTAATATCTAATACAGAATTGTATATATATGACTTACTATCTTGGTTTAATTTTGGACCTGCAGTAAGACAACAAACCTATCAGGTAGATATGGCAACTGCTATACCGGTAAATGAAGCATTCCAGGATAGACTATTCGGATGGATGGCTACCGTAAATGTAACTACACCATGGGTTGAAGATTATTGCAACTACCCTAAATTATAATAAATGACTATTACAGAGGCTTTAGTTAGACTAGGAGATCTTTTTAAGACCTCAATGCAGAATATGGTACCTAATAAAACAGGTGCCTTAAAGAATAGTATTAACTATAAGGTAATAGAACAACCAGGTGTACACGAGTTACAACGTAGTATGCTAACATATGGAAATTATGTAGATAGTGGTATGAAAGGAACTAAGTCTTCTTTTGCTCCTTCTAGTAAATCATTTCTACCAATGGGACAATTTAAGAGTCCTATTATTTCAAAGCAATCTGGTTTACCTCTTCCGGTTAGAATAAGTATAGCCGAACATGGATTTAGACCTCAACCATTTATTCAACCATCTTTAGATACTGTATTACAGACCCAAGGAATGGAGTTGTTAAGCAAAGCATCAGTAGACACAATCCAATTGTCAATACAAGGACAATTACAAGATATAAAAATTAAAGGATAATGGCAGTAGAAGTAGTTCAACAACCAACCACACCCAACGCAACATTTGCAAATTTATTGTATGTACTTTCTGGCTCTAATGCTACAACTAAACCACAATTTAGATATGTAGTAGATGTATATGAGTCCGGAAGTAATGATTATTTAACTACAATAAAGGCATATCCTAATACAACTGGAGATGTTACTATAGATATAGCAAGAGAATTAAATGATAGATTGGAGTATGATCTAAATTGGAAAACACAAAATAGTGCAGTACCAGTTGATTCAGTTAAAACATTTACTTTCAAGTTTGGTGAAGAATATTCAGATACTTTAAATAACCCTAGAACAATATATCCAGGTACAGTACCATATAACTTACAAGTATTTCCAGGAACAGTATATAGCAATAATGGATCTTATAATTTTAATACAGCCTCTATTGTAGCTAATTCAAATATACTATCTAATATACCACAAGCACTTTATTCAGTAGCACCGCTTTATCGAGAAATAGCTGCTGATGTTATAGTTTTAAATAAAACTGATTACCAAACAATAACAATATTAAAACCTGATACAAGGATATCAGCAATATGGTTTGATATAAATAATAATTTTATATACTCTAAAGAGTTAACATCCACAGGAAAGAATTTTACTACCTTTGGAATAGGACCTCAAAACTTAATTGATTTAGATCCAGCAACAGAGGCATATTTTGATGATCCAACAATATACCGTGTGGCAATTAATGAGTTAGGCTTCCCGATTTTTAATTATTGGCTTGCAGGAAGAAGCCCTTTACCTGTACCAAACTGTAATACAGATGAATATACTAGATTTGCTTTTATAAACGAATACGGTTTTTGGGATTATTATAATGTCTTTAATCCATTGAGAAGAGAAGATGGAGTAGTTAGATCTATATACGAGAGATCATTTGTTAGGTACGGTGAAGAAACGTCTAGTTACAATATCTCTAATAGAGGAGGTACACAATATAGAACAGACTACACCAATAAGTACACTATTACAACAGACTATATACAAGAAACTACTTCCAAATGGTTAACAGAATTATTTGAATCTCCGGAAGTATTCATACAAGAGAATGGAAATTTTGTACCCATTAATATTACCAACACTACATTAGATTGGAATATGAATCAATACAGACAGAAACTTTTCCAATACAACATAGAATTTAAATACGCTAACCAACCGCAATCAAGATAGAATGGCAGTAGTAATAACACAACAACCAACCAC